TTTGGGTCCAAAATCTCTCGGTTTACTTTTGGGTCCAAAAGAGTCAGTTGGTCGTTTTGGCTTTTTTTTGGCTTTAAACGTAACAAAAATTGACGTATAGTAATTTAACGTAATTACGCCATAAAGGAGAGAATTATGGGTAAGATCAGTAAAGTAAATTTAAAAAAAGTTGGATATCGAAAAGAACGCAATCGTTATTATGCTCGGTTAGAAAAATTTGGAGGCGGTAAACCTTTATTTAAAACAGAAGCAGAGGCCGCTAAAGTTTTTGATATTGCTGAAACAGAGTTTGGCAATAAGACCTTTGTTAAAGTCGTTAACGCAAAAACTTTTGCCGAATGTGCTGGCACTTACGACAAGGACTATTTCCATCAAACAAAAAAGAAAATCTTTGTATCCGGTTTCCTTAGAAAATATCAAACGCAAGGTCACACGAAAGGGAGAGTACAACCGAGTATGGTTACAGACAGGTCTAGCCATTTAGAGAATTTAATGAATGTCGATTATATTGATGTTGCTGATGATCTGGTTGGCAAAGTTCCTTTGAAAAAAATTGGCAATGTAAAGATGGCTGATTTTGAGAGTCTTGATTTGGAAAAATCATTAAATGTTTGGTTTCACAATAACAAAAAGATTGGAAGCAAAAGTACCCGCGACAAATATATGCAATCTTTGAAGATGGTTTTTTACTGGGCAATAAAGCAGAAAATTTTAAAATTTGATGTCAGTAAATACATTGATCTTGAAGAAATGGATTTTGAGGAACCAGTAAAGCGGCGGGTTCCCAACTCAGAGTTGGATAAAATTGTCGAGCATATAAAAAGTCCCAAATGGCAACTGATGGTCGAGACGGCAAGTCAGACAGGGTTACGTCCAGGCGAAATAGCAGGGTTGCACTGGAATGAAATTGATTTTGGAGGACATAACGAAACAGGGGCTCTTGCTGTTATTTATGGAAGGCGAAAAGATGGATCGCTCGGCAGTGGAAAAACAGGTGCAGCACGTCGGGTTGTGCCTCTGTGTGATGATTTAAGGGATGCCCTGCGGCGGTGGCAAGTTTCTCAGCCAATAGAAGAGAGATCACAAGGACTGGTTTTTCCAAACAGCGTTGGCGCGGTGTGCGATAACACAAAGTGGAATCGAAAAATAATTACACCAGCGTGTGATAAGGCAGAGGTTGAACGCATAACGATGTATGATCTCAGGCACTACTACGCAAGCACTCTGATTTATGAAACGACGGCGAAGGACGTGGAAATTCAATATTGGATGGGCCATCACTCCGTTGCTTTCACACAAAAAGTTTATGGTCACTGGTTGAATGATCCACGAAGAAATAGAACAATAGGTGCCGAATTAAGCAGGGCTGTGGGTTCACGGGCTAAAGACTTAAAAATAGGGAGGGTATAATGGAATATTATAAGAACATATCTTTGAAAGAATTACCTGAAAACTTTAAACCATACAAACCAAACGAAAAACTTTTTCGTAAATTTGTTGAAGCCGATGAGTTTAGAAAAAGTTTCAGCGCCACAACTTGGGCTAATCTGAAACTCGCTGAGAGAAACAAAACACTACCGGCGGATCATCCTTTAAAAACTTTTCAAGAACCTCAATCCAAAACAATTATGAAAAACGTCCTAATGGTTGATTTTTATGCAGGTTTACCCACCCTCGCAAGTTGTATTGTAAAAAAAATTGGACAAAACAAAGCGACGGAAATGATAAGAAAATCTATTGAATCAGAGGCAATTATTCAAGAATGCCAAGCGTCAGATAATCGAGTAAAAATTCTATTTCCAACGCGAAAAACAGTCAATGCTTTTGAAAACCAAATGGCTAAAGTCGCTGTTATGGAGGCTTTAAGAGTTCATGACGATCCAAAAAAATGTAAAGCAGAAAAACTACAACACTCTACTTTAGTAAAAAATTTAATTAACTTTGATAAATTAAGAAAAAAACATTTGCCGAAAGACGTTTTTGAAAAATCTACGTTTGAATTAACTGCAATTTTAGAAGATACAGAGAGGTGGGGAATTGAACATCCCTACTTAAAAAATTAGTCACTAAAATTAATCACTAAAATTAATCACTAAAATTAGTCACTAATTCTTAATAACGATAGTTGTTGAAAAGTCTCTCGTGTTGGATTGATAATAAAATCTGACACGGGAGGTTTTTTATGAACTTTATAACAATACACGAAGAACACGATCTCTGCTACGATGTCACAGCAACGCAGAATAACGATCAGATATTTTGCTGGGAATTTAAAACTTTAAAACAGGCAGAGGATTTTGTTCAAGAATTTATTTCTTTAATGGAAAAAGTGGGGGAACAGTGGTGGATGCGTCAATCTGGCCCCACCCTCGACAAAGTTCACACTCAGAACGACACTCACGGTAACCCTGCCAAGGGCCATTAGAATTTACACCTCCAACGGTGTATTCGTTAAAAACAAACCCTGTGCCGTCGCATTCGGGGCATTTTATCTGGTTCTCCACCGAGGCAACCTATCTTTATCAGCATCAGGGTGATCTTCAAATCTTTCTTCAATCTCCCATTTCGGAAGAGGTTTCCAATCACTCGCCAGCGGTGCCTCACTTGCTATTTTACTCAGTTGTGGGCGTCGTCTTATTGGTGGTTTTTTTCGTTTCATTAAAATTTACTGCGAAAGGTTGAAGAACTAACCGCTACCAAAATGAGTTTTTGTTTGAGTGTTGGATGCTTTTTTGCAAAGAAGTTTAAAATTTTAGAAATCATTTTTTTCCGCCTCCGCTATTAATTTATCCAGATACCAACGTGCTTTTTTTAAATCCTTAACCCCTCCCTTTGTGTGATAACGCACAACGTACTTAATCACGTTGCCTTCAGCGTAATTCATGTCCCAACTTTCGATAAAAGGGTACGGTTCATCTCCACCGTTATTGTAATGAATGGGCTTATTGATTTCGTCGTAACCTTCACAATCACACTGAATGGTTTTGTCGTGCATAATGTAAAAATGATTACCGTGGCATTTGGGACAAATCGGTTTCATCCTCTTCCCCCACAAGTCTTTTTATTTCTGCACGAGGAAACCAAGTTCTCCGTTCATCAACGATGGCAGAGATATATCCCTGGTTGATCCACTTGTTTAAACGCTTTCTTTCGGTATCTGTTGCCCGTCCGAAAAGCGCCGTGGATGCTTCTTCAAATGATAAAAGACCGTTCATGCTTCCCTCTTTTAAAAAGGGCTTGGGGAAGAAAAAGGTAAAAAACCCCAAGCCCCTCTAATCAGAAGAAGTGACCTCCCCCTGACGTCCAGAAAGCAGTATATCTTTAAAAATTAAGAAGTGTCAAGAAAAATTACGAAACGTAATTTCCGATGATTACGTGAATAGCCGTAATTTCAGTTTTATCAATCGTAATTTCGGAATCGGGATTGAGTTGATGGAGGGTAATTTCTGCATCATCCAGACTTATAAACCTTTTGATGATTGCTGTGATTTCCTCACCTTTTTTCATCTGGACAATAACATCATCCCCTTGCTTGGGTGGACGACCAGGAGAGGCATAGACAATCTCGCCTTGCTGAAAACGTGGCTGCATTGATGTACCAACGACATAACAGGCATACCCACCTTTATTGTTGCGAATAGCAGGGTGTGGATTAATAAAGTCAACAGGGCTGGCAACATTAGTCACGTCACTACCCAAACCCGCTTCAGCGCTTCCATATAAAGGTATAGTAAAGGTTTCGGAATTTGAGGATAAATCGTCTTCTTCAGAAATTCCTAAAACTTCTTCAACGCTGACCGAAAAAACATTTGCGATTCGTTGCGCCAGTTTTAAGCGTGGTTGTCGTTCTTGTCTTTTATAAGTTCGGAGTGTTGCTGGGTTTATTTCCAGTTGCCGCGCCAACTCTGCCACCGAAATTTCATGTTCAGCGCACAGCACACTTATCCTATTCTTTGACACTAAAATTTCCCTCCTCGTGTTGAGTTTTTCTCAACAGGTAAACTGTTAGTTACCATTTAGTAACTGTTTTGTAAAAATGACGCTACAGCAAAAAAAAGTAGTTGTCACGAAAAATTACACCGTGATAAAAGATGACATAATTACGAAACGTAACTAAAGGATTACGCTTTGCTATTAAATGATTGGCTTCAAGAACAAGACCTAAATTTTTCGGAAGCGGCCCGATTATTCAAATGCAGCCGTCCATCAGTTCATTACTACGCAAACGGAAAAATGCGTCCAGGGCCAAGGGTATGCCGCAGAATTTTTAAAGTTACAGACGGCAAAGTTACGGCAAACGATCATCAACAAGCATACGAGAGGCACCATGAGTGCAAGGAACAAGGCGAGAGGGCGAGAGCTTGAAAATGAAGTCAAGGAAGCCTTTGCCCGTGTTGGGGTCAAAAGTCGGCGTGTCTTTGGATCAGGCGCATACAAAAACCAGCTTGGCGAAGAGTTTGCTGGCGATGTGCGTTTGGGGCCTTACAGCGTGGAGTGCAAAAGAAAGAAAAGCGGCTTCAAGTTTTTGTATGACGCTATGGAACAAGACGATGCTGACATTGTTGCTATCAGGCAAGACCGATGCCAACGACTGTACGTTTTACGGGAAAACACATTGATCGATTTATTTCAGAAAGCAGGTTTAGCAGAAGGAGAGAAAGATGAAACTGAGTGACGTTATAAGTGGGCCAAAACTGGAACCACCGCGCATTACCATTTATGGCGGTGCTGGTGTTGGCAAAAGTACCTTTGCAGCCGGAGCGCCGAATGCAATTTTTTTACCGACTGAAGATGGGATTGGCGTTATTGGCGCTGACCGTTTTCCTTTAATGGAAAGTTATGATGCTGTTGTTGAAGCAATTGAAGAACTGACAAAGGAAGACCATAAATTCAAAACCGTTGTCATTGACTCGCTTGATTGGCTTGAACCTTTGGTATGGAAAAAGGTTTGCGATATTCACAAACTGAAAAGTATTGAAGAACCCGGATATGGGAAAGGCTACACTTTTGCGGCTGAAATTTGGCGCGACCTTTTATCAAAGCTGGAAGTTTTAAGAAAACTCAAAGGAATGGTTGTCGTTTTGATTGCCCATTCCGCAATAAAACGGCATGACCCGCCGGATCAGGAAAGTTTTGACCGTTATGAATTAAAACTTCACAAATCGGCTGCTGCGCTGGTGAGCGAACATTCTGATATTATCGGCTATTGCAATTATCGCACCGTCATTACCGAAACAGATACGGGTTTCGGCAATAAACGCAAACGTGCCGTTGGAACAGGTGAGCGTGTTTTACAGCTTGGCGCGAGGCCAGCTTATGTCGGCAAAACCCGATACGCGATACCAGAAGAATTACCTCTTGAATGGAAAGAACTTGTAAACGCAATAAAGGAGAGTGCGAAATGACTGCTTTGTCACAACCGATCACTATTGATCCCAATAATGTTTCAGCGCCAGCAATGGGAGAACTTCTTCCGAAAGGTAAGTACGCAGCCAAGGTCGCGGGGGCTGAAGAGAAAACCTCTCAAAAAGGTAATAATTATCTGGAAGTCGAGTTTATCTTAGAAAACTCGCGCCACATTTGGCACATTTTTAATCTCTGGAATCCTAGTAATGGCTCCCGTGAAATAAGCCAGAAAGAGTTTAACAAGCTGGGTGCTATTTGTGGTGTCAGTGGTCAAGTGACCGATACTGACCAGATTTTAGGCCGTGAGGTTTTACTGGATGTTGGCATAAAAGCTGGCACCGCAGGCTACCCCGATAAAAACGTGGTTAAAGATTTCTTATCGCCAACTAAGGCCAACAATGCGCCCCCCAGAGCGCCAGCTAATGAGGCGGTTACACCTCCCGCCACCTCGACAGCGCCTTGGTCTTAGGTACTGGGGGGGGTGCATTCCCCCCCCATTTTTTAGCTTATGGTAAAAATACAAATAAATGATCCAACGCTTGAGGCCGCAGACCTTGCCTTGGAAAAGCGCGAGAACGCAAGACCAGGGCGCACTTATCTGGGCATGTCTGGCATTGGTGGCTGTGAGAGGAAAAATTATTACGGGTTTTATCTTGCTGGCAAAGAAGAGTTTACGGCGAACACGTTAAAGAATTTTGCAGACGGTCATCGAACAGAAGATTTGATTATAGAGCGTTTGCGAATGGTTGATGGCTTGACCGTGATTGCCAATGATCCCGACACAAACAAGCAGATCGAAGTCGGTGATTTTGGTGGGCATTTTGGCGGTCATCTGGATGGAGAAATTCTTGGTTTAAAACAAGCGCCGAAAACTTGGCATGTTCTTGAATGTAAATCTGTAAGTGACAAAAGGTTGGCTGAGTTTCGGAAGCTGAAACAAAAGGTAGGGGAGAAGGCAACCTTAGAGGCTTGGAGCGAAATGTATTTTGCCCAGCATCAACTATACATGCTGTATCGCGGTATGAAGCGCGGATACATTGTTGTTGCATCTGCGGGTGGGCGAGATTGGGATGCTGTTAGGACAAATTTTGACAAATCAAAGGCTGAATTTTATGCGCGTCGTGCAGAGCGTATTATTGAAAATCCAGATCAGTTACCCAATCGCATTTCAGAAAATCCCGATTATTTTATTTGCCGTTGGTGTAACCTGACAGAGATTTGTCACGGTCAAAAAGCGCCGGATAGAAATTGCCGGACCTGTATTTTTTCCGAAGCCACCGAAAACGCGAACTGGCGTTGCAAAAAGCACGACAAGAATCTGACTGTTTCTGAACAGCGTGAGGGTTGTCCAGACCAGCGTTATCGACCCGCTTTTATTAAAGGCGAGGTTGTGACCGTTGACGATGAAGCGGTCACATATTGCTTGGAGGATGGCACCCGCTGGCTTGATAGCGGTGTCTGATGGCTTGCGCGGTTTGCTTTCGATGTGAGCGCGGATTTGCCTTTGTACCGCGATTGGCGGGTGAAAGTGGAAAGACTGTTTATTTTTGCTCAATGGAGCATTTGAACCTTTGGAGGACAAAGAACATGGATTGGACAGCAAAAGAAGATGAAATGCTTTTAGCCTCTGGGAAGGCTGGCGGGGAATATCTGGAATCCATTAACACTACTGACCTTGCAAAACTAAACAAGGATCAATGGTTGGCGTTTTTGCGGTGCGTGATTGGACGCATGGCAGAAGAACGGGCCTTAGTTGAACTGAATGACGAGATACCTTTTTAGATGACTGAAAATTTAAAATGTTTTATTTGCGGTTCCAAAGTTATTTGGGGAGGTGACCACGACCTCGAAAATGGCGAGTACAACGACGAATATCTGATTGAGAGCAATTTAACGTGTACTGGTTGTGGTGCTTTTTATCTCGTTGCTCACCAACTAAGGCAGAGCGATGACGATTGACATCGAAAACGCTGCGCGGGAAAAATTCGGTGATCCCAACACTGCTTTGTCTACGAAAAGGGAATTGCGTTTTGGTCAGCATGGCTCAAAAACTGTCGATAAAAAATCAGGCG